AGCCAACCCCCAGTTGTTAGGTTGCGTCATAATTAATCATCGCAAATTCCACATAATAGATGTTCCTTGTGTAACACAAAGTCACATTAATAATTTTAAAACCAATCAGTCTTAAAAACTTTCGTAAGTTATTGTTTTGAATGTCTACTTCGTTCCATAGAAGAGGTTTACGGTTAGTGACAAACTCTTTTGCCCAACGAATAAAATTCTTAGGATACTTTCTAGCTTCGTGGGTCATATTCATCCAAATACAACCATCCTCTCTCACACCAACTAAACCTGCTGGAATGTCTCTTGGACTAAATAAAATGTACGAATCACTAATTAAAGTATCCAAGGTCATTTGAAGGACTGGATCAACACCAGCCCTTCTAAAATCTTGTAAACCTTCAGTCAGTAGATTCTTAGCAATAACGGGAACATCATGTATCGTAGCTTTACGCATTGTAAAGCCATGGGTGGAATTGCTCATCATATGCGTCTGTAGAATCTGGTGTTGTACTTACCTTCCCAAGTAAGAGAAATAAGTGTTACAGGTAAAGGTGTGTCACCAACAATCTTAATTAAGGTGTTTCGGTTACGTTGATAGATAGGGACAGTATGAATAGAACTTGCCTTCATTGCAACGTTATTCAACACATAGTCGTTAGGTAAAAGAACAGAGACTGTATCTTCCCACGTAGGGATACCAGTCAAATCAATCTCATACTTAACACTACCAGACAAACCAGTAGATACGTTGATACGGTGAATGATTAAATCACTATCCGTGTCACTAACGGAATAACCTGATTCAGCTTTGGTAACGTAAAACTTAGGTAGTTCTAATTCAAAGTTGTAAATATAACCAATGATTATATTACGTCCCCGGTAATCTCCGTCAATATCGACGTAGTAATTACCAGCAGATCCGGCGACAGTTGGGTAGAGAACAGCACCAACTGACTGACTAGTAACATCATTGCTTTCTCCAATAAGTCCTCCAAGAGCCATAACAGCCAAGGTGGTGCCGCTTACATGTTCATACGGTAAGAAGATCCTAGTGGTTTCTTCCGCAGAGTCATACGTACGATACGGATTGACATCCCAATAGTCAAGGCAAACATCTGTTTTTTCACCCGTAGGTAAAGTTAAGAACCCGTCTTGACTTGATTGACGTAGGTTAATTGATACTACTTCAACCGCAGTACCATTAGCTACAACAGCGTAGTAAGTACTTTGATCAAAGAATTGATCTAACAAAGTACCAGTCAAATCCCACTTGTACCACGTTTGAACACGACGTTCATTAAGTTGCAAGAACTTGTATTGATACACAGTGCTGCTACCTACCGTACCTGCAGATAGAATAGACAATGCAGGAGAAGCAATGAAAGAATCAATTCCACTAGGAATCAACTCAGGTACGTTGTTTGTCAGTTCGTTGTAATCAGGTGGTCGATCATTACTGACATTACTCAAGTCAAAGATTTTTGAGTACAAAGCAGACTTAGATACAAGACCTAAGGACGTACCAAGCTCTACAGCTTCCAGCTCAGGATCACACTCATAAGATGACAACGTGTTAATCTTAGCAGACTTAGGACTCAAAATGTCAGAGTCAGTAGTCAGTAAGAATTGTTCCGTTGTACCAAACAACACCAAACCAATGCTTGTAGGTTTGACGTAGTTAAGCGTAACAGGTTTGGCAGTAGAGACAGCAATGTCAATAGGATCATCATCAGTTGCTGTCAACGCAGTCGTGTTGAAGAAGTTAAAAATATCTCCAGCACGGCTCATGATAATACTTTCATTAGAAACAAAACCTAAACGGTTTCGATAAAGAAAGACATTAGAGATCGTAGATCCTACAAAGCTAGGAGCAGGGTTAGTGACATCATCACCAATAATACGATCATCCCAAGTTACTGCTTCATATATAAAAGTTCCGTCAGCCAATCGACGGATTTGGTGAGGCAAAGTAAGAGGGTCTAGTTCGTAGTTAAGACCAGGACCAATGCTTTCTTCCCAAGTACCAACACCATACTGCTCACCAGATGACGTGGCAAACTCAAGCCACATATCATCTACGTCAATGTCAGCGGAGTTAACAACTTTGACCTTGTAACCGTTACGGGCTTGTTGAGGTAAGTTAGAGACAGTACTGATTGCGTCTTGGAAGACGTACATAGAATCAGCAGAAGGACCACCAACTACGCTAATGTTGAAGGCAGCGTCAGCACTGATATAAATGACTGGACCAACAGCAGTTGCGTTAAAAGTGGTGGTACCAAAGGTGTTACCGTCAATGTCCCCTACAAGGTCAGACACAATAGCATCTACGTCACCACCACTACCAGCATTGTAAGTAGCACGTTCAGTACCGTCAAGGAAGATCTTGTAATGACCAGTACCCACCAAAGAAAGAACAACCAATGCCTGGTGAGGAAGAGCAGCAGTTGTGTTGCTAGTCCAAGCTACGGTTTTGTTTTTATTAAGAACAAAGGTGTAATCATTAAGAGTTAGAAGTTCAATATCTTCAGGATCTGCTCCTTCAAGATATGCAGTACCAGAAATGGTTGGGATTTCACAGTCTGCCAACTCATTGTTGTAAGCAGTTAAAGCAGTAGCTTCATCTGCTACAGCATTATCATAATTATCTTGAGCTGTATCCATGTTGGATTCAGCTGTATTTAGTTGAGCTTCAGTGTGTGTAGCAGCTACCGTATGGATTGCTGCATAAACCCTGTAACCCTCTGCAGCAAGCCTTGAGTGTTCATAGGTGTACTCAGTCCCAAGCCGATAATCAGAGGGCAAGGTGGAGCTTGTAGACACCACTGTGTCGTTATTCTTGACCGTGTAAATACCGTCAGCATCTTTTAGGATGCCTGACACCATGTACTGATCAAAAACTGCATCAGGTTGAGAAGGTGGAGAGTAGTTATATTTAACATCGAACAGTTGTTCTTCAGTTGAGTTTTGTCCAGCCAGTGCTTCAGAGTAAGCAGCTTGTGCTGTATTAAGTTCAGACAACCTAGTGGCTGTCAAAGCAACAGCATCGTTGTAAGTAGTGATAGCAGTCAAAGTATCAGCAACACTACACGCACCACTGTAAGTACCTTGAGTTGTTCCCATGTCAACAACACGGGGACTGCCATCAATCAAACTCCAAATCCGAAAGATGTTATCATCATATTGAGCAACGTATTTTTCATTGGCATCCCGAAGAATAGAAAACCAACGACCTTCAGTTGTTGCATTAAGTAAAGATTTAATATGCTGACCACCAGGACGTTTAAGCATTCCCAATGCATAGTCCGGGTAACCATTGATCACATCACGAACTTGACCCGGAAGTTTACGGGTGTCGTTCTGTTGTGATATTCCTAGAAAGAGGTTGGGTATTCTTTGGGTTACTGTGCTCATCGCGACAATGACATAAATGGTTGATAGCTATTGTAGTAATTCTCTCCGTCATGGAAACCAAACATTGAGTAATCACCTTGGTTGCAATCGTACTCAATAGCGGTTGCACGAGTCATGACTTCTTGTTCTTGAAGAAGAGCGTTTAGTTCTTTATCTCCCACCATTTTAATAGCACACATCCGTGCAGCTCGTGCAGTAATGTAAGCTTGAATAGCAGCAGGAATATCAATAAAATCAAAATACCAAACTACATCTGCTTTAATAGGATCAGTAAACGTAAACGTATGATTCAAGCGGTCATACAGTTTAGTACCACGCTTTACCACATCGTACTGATCTTTGTGATACCGCGTGTTGGTATCAATCTGCAGCATGTTAGAAGGAAAGGCAATCTGATTAGTATCAGTGTCAGGAGTTAGTTCGTAATTCCTTTCGGTGTTAAAGATCCAACCTTCAGCTTGGACTTGACGATTAACTTCCCGGAGGGTGTTGAGTACAATAGATACTTCAGGGTTCTGTAGATCTAATGTGGTGACAGGTGCCTGTCCCACTGAGCTAAGTATTTGATTTACAGCATCCAGTTCGGTGGACACAGCATAAGT